CCTGGGTAATGCGGCAGACAAAACGGGCGGCAAGCTGAAGCAGGTCACGATTGGAACACTGCGATCGGTCGGCGAGAAGGTGGCGTCGCTGCCTGGGCAGATGATCGGTGGCACTGTGGGCCTACTGGGTAACATTGCGGGTAAGGTGACGGAGACAGGAAAGGACCTCGTAGCTTCGGTGATTGACGCTGCGCAGTTTCGACAGAACGCACTGACTGGCCTGGAGTACATGCTTGGCAGCCGCAAAGAAGCTGAGGAGATGTTCGCCGACGCGCAGAAGATGGCAGGCGAGACGCCACTGGATACCGACAAAGTTATTGAAGGTATGCAGGCACTTATCACCCAAGGTTTTAACAAAGACGAGACGAAGCAGCTTTACAAGCTCGTCGCTGATCAGCAGTCAAAGTTCCTCTCCGACGAAGGCATGCAAGACAAAGTGATTGCATCCTTTTCGCGTCTCAAAGGTCGTGGTGTCGCAACAGGTGAAGACTTGGAGTCGTTGCGAGTCGCAGGCTTTCGAGCGGAGGGTATCATCGAGGAACTTTTAGCGAATAAAGATCTCGACCCCCTGTTCAAGAAAGTTAAGGTCGCGGGTATCGCAGGGGGCAAGTCAACCTATGTGGATCAGAGCAAAGCCACGAATGAAGACAAGCTGAAGATGGTTAAGGAGGCAATGAGCGCGGGGCAGATCGGCAAGTACACTTTGCTTAATGCAGTCATCGCTGCCTCAGAAAAAGGAAGAGCTGACATCGGCGAGGTCGCGAAGAAGATGGGCAAGGAGTCGCTGACTGGTTCGATCAGTAACTTCAAGAGTGCCTTCGGCGACTTGCTGAAGTCAACGAATATCGACCAGTGGCCAGGTATGAAAGCGCTGCAGGCGTTTCTGAACAAGATCTCCGACGCGATGAAGGGCGAAGGCGGCAAGCAGCTGCTTAGCACGATTCAGTCGATAATGGACTCGCTTTTGGGTGGACTTGGCAAGATCAGCGACGCTGATATCAGCGGCTTCGTCAAGATGATCGGGACGTTGGGCGAGCAAGCCGTCGGCGTCATCAAACAAGCGTGGGAGTGGCTGGACAAGCTGCTGCACAGCGGCAGCATCGGCGGCGGCATCAAAGCGGCTTTGCTCGACGTTGCTAAGCTGATCGGTGCAGGCGTCTGGTACGGTATCAAGAACTCAGGCGATCTACTAAAATCTCACGCTGTTGAGGATAAGCTCGACTTTAGGGCGCGTGCTGGCGGTATCTCGCAAGAGTTTATGACTGCCAAGGCTGAGCAGGCTGGCATACCCATCGACACGTTTATGGAGAACTTCAGTAAGGCGAAGTCAGCGTTTTACGCAAGCGGCGGCAGCGTAGACTACTCAAAGGGCGGCACTGCCGAAGAGTCAATCTACAACGCAATCAGCGCGTCAGCGACGGCGCAGATGGCGTCGCAGCTTCGCGACAGCATGGTCACGATCGGCAACGCAGGCGCAGAAGGTCTACAAGCAGGCGTCAAGGAGCCGCTGCAGATTCACTCACCCTCACGCACAATGGCCTACCTCGGCGAAATGGCGGCGAAGGGCCTGGTCGAAGGCACCGAGAAGGGCGTCGAGACGGCTGAGCCTGTTTCTGCGGGACGTGGTTGTAGTGTGACGATCGGGTCGATAAATGTTGGCTCGGGATACGGCGACGCTGAAGCGGCGGGCATGGCGATCGCTCGCGTTGTCGAGCGCGAAGTCATGGCGGTCTTCGAGCGGGCGGCGGACGAGTAGCAGCTATGACAGTGCTACTGCGTACCTTTGCGCATGGGCAGTTTTAACGTCGATCTGCAACGCTTCCCGCTACCAGGCGCATCGCGCCTCTATATCCTCGATTGCGTCACAATCCTCGGTGTGCAGCTGCCGCTGGCCCGACCTATCGAAGCCGCAACGGAGCTGGAGATTGAGAAGCGCAAAGCGCCGGGCAGCGACTACTCCACCTACGTGAGCCACGGCCTCGACTCGTCGCCGATACGTATCAGTCTGCGACTGTTCCGCGACATAACGAGTAAAGTGAATTTTGAAACTGTTAATCGGGACAATAGACAGGAAGGCAAAGATTGGATCGCCGAGTATGAGAAGATTCGAGAGCGGTTGATAAGTCGCAACCTATCGAAACGAAACACGGTTACGGTGTACCACCCGTTTCTCGACATGGAAGGCATCAACGAGATCATTTTTACCAAGCGGTCGTCGATGAAACAGGAACGCGGAATGATGTTCACCGTCGATTTGGAGGGGTTTAACCCGAAGACGGTGCGAATCGGCAGCGGCACGGGTGGCAACGCAGCTGCTGCGCTGAGGTTCAAAAACGCAACGGGCCTGAAAGGCAACGCCTTTGACTTGACTCCAGACAAGAGCAAGTCCGTTGACATAGACAAGCAGGACGCTAAACGACCTGCAGCGAAGCAGCTACCGAGTAGCACAGTTGGTCCGTCGCAAGTGGGCCGCGCGTTTCCTCGTGGTCAAACGTAATGTGTAGCAATGGCTGATCACTATCTAGGCGACGCCGCCGTCGTCAAAGGCAACCTGCTGCTGCCACGCATCGGTGCATGGACGGCTGAGGTGTGGCTTGCTGGCAACGAAGCGCCCGCAGTCGGGACGCAGACGACGCTGACTGTCGCAGGCACCGACCGCGCTGCGACGGTGATCGCAGCGTCGTCGGATTACCTGCAGGCGAAGTGTCGTGTCGTCGCTGGCGCAGGCAAGTTGCAGGCTGAGATACAGGCGAAAGACTATCGCGGCTACACAGCGCCCGATGTGGTGCGCGACATACTGACTGAGGCAGGCGAGACGCCGGGGACGTGGCTTGAGGTTTCATCAATACAGGTCCAGACGTGGCAGCGAACTCGCGGTCCTTGTCGCAACGCGCTGCAGCGGTTTCTGCGCCTGGTCACAGGCGATACGGTGTGGCGAGTCTTCGACGACGGAACGGTTGACAGCGTAGACGACGCCTTCGACGTCACGGGGACGTCGCAGACCTTCGCAGAGCTGGCGAGCTGGGGCCAAGAGCGGCTGCTGCTGTTGGGCGTGCAGGACTCGGTAATACGTCCTGGTGATGCGGTCGAAGCGTTCGGGCAGGATCGACGACTGGATCGCTGCCTTTACGAGTTCGACGAGGATAATTTTAAGCTGTGGGCGTGGTATTTGTAGGCGGTGTAGGTGGCTCTGTCCAAACTCCGTTCAAGTAGCCTATCGTCCCTGGTTGGAGTCTGCACGGATTTCGCTCAAGCACTTCGCTGTCGGGCAGACGTGGAGCATTCTTGATCTGCTGCTCAACCCAGGCTTGACAAAGCGCCTCAAGTGGTCCCATGTGGTTGGTGTAGAGACACTGCGGACAGTCGGGTGCGCAGAAGCGGCTACTCGTCCGACCACTTCTCAATCCGATTCTCACTTCTTCACCACGCCGCGCTGATGTCGTCGATACTGCCGCTGCCCTCTGATGTACGCATTCGCCGCCACCGCAGACGTGTAGGCGGCGACGCTGCGAAGTCGCTTCGCCGCTGCGGAGTCGGATAGGCCGCTGCAGAAGTGGCGCAGGATGTGGACTTGCACAGGGGTGATGTTGTATCGCGCAGCGACGTCGTTGACGTCACCGTGAGTAAGTGTCGGTGACTGCATGGCTTTGCGTACATGACGTATGGCTAACAGGTCGGACATTTACTTACCTTTCTTTGTGACTTTGATCTTGCACTTCACTTCGTTTTCGATCGCGAAGTTGTAAGGGTGGAAGCCTGTGCGCTTCCACTTGTCAACCAGACCTTCGACGTTTTCAGGTTTCCAGCCAGAGGCCGCGCAGTGCTCACGAATGCGGCGTTCTATGGAAGCATTCTCTTCTGCCAGAGTCAGCCCACTCTCTAAGACCTTGCCGGATACTGGGTTGTAAATTCTCATGACACCCACACTCTAAAGTACTTGCACTTCATAGCCACAACCCTACTACAACCTTCTGCTGCAGTCAAGCCCTACCTTTGACCCGTGACCGAAGATCGCCTATTCACCGCCCTCAAAAAGATAGTCCAGCGCGTACTCACCGAGAGCGACGACGTTGACTTCCGTGCGCTGTATCCGGCCAAGATCGTCAAGTGGCAGTCCGACGGCGTGAACCCGTCAGGTACAGTAGACGTCCTCTTCGACGACCAGCGGCTCGCGCAGAAGTCTGGCGCAGTCATCCTGCCAGCCTTCGTCGGCAACTCATACGTCCCGAAGCAGGGGACGCGCGTGCTTGTCGGGTGGCAGGGCGGCGACGAGCGCTACCCCTATATCGCCGGGTGGCTGGGCAGCGGTGGCGGCGGCAACAGTCGTCTCGTCTTCGTCGCCGATCGCGTAAACATAGGTGTGGATAGCGATGCTGATGTAGACAAGGTGGCGACGAAGCAGGACGTGCAGAACGCGGTGAACTCGATTGTCAACGCAGTCAACGGTCATACACACGCAGCTGGCGCACTCGTCGCGCCGCCGATGGGTGGACCAGTGACAGGCGTAACGGGTGGAATGACTGCGATCTCAGGCTCGACGACAATCAACGGCAGCCCCAACGTCTACGCGAAGAAACCATAAGGCAGCAACAATGGCCATATACCCCGACTTCGCCGACTACTCGACGTTCTTCACCTCAGACGGTGCCCCCGACCTCGACCCGTCGTTTACGACGATTGACGGCCCCCGTGCAGTGCTTGAACACGTCGCCCGCCGCCTGATCACGACACCAGAGCAGTACGACGACAAAGACTACGGCTACGACCTGACGACGTATCTCAATGCCAACGTCCTCGCAGGCGAGTTCGCTGGGCTCAACGCCCGCGTCCGCGCCGAAGCGATACAGGTCGAAGGCGTCGAGGACGCCCTGGTGACTGCGACGTTTATCAATGGCGTGCTGTCGGTGCGGTTGGTTGTAACGCTGGCAGACGACACGGAGTACCCGCTGGTGTTTGTTCTTTCGGCGACGACGATACCGCGCGTCTACTTCCCGACGTCGTTGGTGTAGCGCAGCTGCGCAGCACAGCCGCCCACCTACCGTTGATGCAGCGCAGCCGCTGCGAGGATGACGTACAGTAGATACGCCACCGCTGCGACGACTGCGAGGCTGCTGTCTCGTCTAGTCGTGGTCATAATGCTCGGCGGTGATCGCTTCGCGAGTCGCCGTGACTTCGTAGCCGTCGCCGAAGGCAGCGTCGAGAATGAAGGCGAGAGTGTCGGACTGAAGCAGTTGGTTTAGCTTTGAGAAGTCTTCTTCCAAGTCATCAACATTAACTCCCGCTTCCACTTCTGTCCTGCCCTGAAGTAAGCGTGTCAAGCGCCCGTTCGCATGGCTGCTAAGGCTCCAAGAGTCCAACCAATTCTCATCACCCTCAAAGCGCATTTGCGCCTCACCTACCGAGAAAGTGCAGGGATCGCCGTCGTTAAAGTGAGGCGTGTACTGCGTCCAGCGTACAGCAGCGACGTTTGGGTATGTCGTGAAGAAGGTGTGAAACACAGCCTTGACTGTTGCTTGGCCCTCACTCCCGAGCTGAGCTTTCATCTCTTCATACCGCGTTGCAAGCGCTTCAACTGCTTCAAACATCATCGTCTCCTCGTCTAGTCTACGTTCGTTGTCGTCGTCATGTCAATGGTTTTCTGTGGTCGCCGCTTCACACCGCCAAGCCAGTCGTACATAGGCATACCCTCTAAGTAGTCCTGCACTGTAGGTATACGTCCCATATCCTCGATGACGTGGCGCTCAGCGATGTCGCGGACCTGCACAAGCCTGTTGTCCGAGTTCGTGATTGCGTGACCGAAAAGTCGCTCGGCGAGATAGATGCCAAACGAGCTGTGCAATAGCGCACGGTGGCGCATGTCGGGAAAGTGCGCCTTGCTTGAGTCGAGGAAATCGTGGATCTCTAAGTAGTCCTCGACCTTACCGCCGAAGCTGCGCACCGAGTTCTGTGCGTGCAGGTAGGGCTTCATCGCGTGCCCTCAATAACCACGTCCCGGCTGTCTCGCAGCGGCGTCGCGACGACGTTCTCGCTGGTTAACACACGTATACCTACAGACAGGATAGCTACGAACGTAAGAAAGACAGCGAGGCCTAGCAGGTTCTGCGCTGCGTTGCTCGGTTGCGGCGGCGTTGCCGTAACGGCAATCGTGCGCAGATGCGTCGTAGGGCGCGTTCTCGATGTCAGGGCTGCTAGGGTATGCGCTGACTCTTCGTCGGCCTCTACGCGCGCCCTGCGCACGATTGCGATGGCTTGGCGCTGTCGCGGCGTAGCAGCACGGTCGAGGTCGCGGCGTTCGGCAGCGCGACGACGCATCGCGGTGAAGTCAACGCCGGGCAGTGATAGATCGTTGGGAAGACCAATGGCTCGAATGGGCATGATCACCTCTTTTACGCTGGCAGTGTCAGTAAGGTGACTCTACCGCGACGCAGCAGCAATGTCAAGCTGTACCTTTCACCATGCCCACGATCGTACCCGTCTCCTTCGCCGACTTGACGACGCCGCTTGAGCCCGCCGTAAACAAAGTTGACCTGCTGCTGCAGCTCGCCGCACTCGGCTTCCCCGCGCTCAGCTGGGAGACTGGAAGCGTCCCGTCTGGCCTCGTCGAGATCCAAGCCAATAGCCTGACAGCCTTTCAAACGAACCAAGCCACCGTCGCACTGTCGGGGCTAAACGAAACCGCCGTAGGCGAAGGGCTCACGATTCACGCCGCGCAGGTTTACGACAACACGCGGCAGCCGGGTCTGTTTACAATCGGCTACGTGACGCTGACTGACAGCGGCAACGCCGGGCCGTTCACGTTCTCTGCGACCGGGACGTCCTTTAGTCGCGGTCCCGGTGGGCTGCTGTTTAACGGCTTGGTTGATGCCGAGACGGGCTCGACGACGGTGACGATCCCGCAGGGCGGCAGTCGCAACGTCGTCATCCAGGCGACATCGGTGGGCGCATCCTACAACGTCGCACCCGGCTCAATCAACTTCTTCGCTCGCGGCGTCCTGCCCGGCGTGACGACGACGAATCCGACGGACTGGCTGACTAAATATTCCAGCGGACAGGCTGGCACCAACGAGGAGACGGACGACCAGCTGCGAGATCGCGACCGCAGCAAGTGGGGTACGCTTGGCACTGGGTCGCCCGAGCGCGCTTACCGCTACTGGGCGGCGACGGCTTCGCAGAGTGTAAAAAAGGTCGCTGTATTCACTAACTTGGATATGTTCGACTCGGGACGTGTGGACGTCTTCATTGCAGGCAACAGCGGCTCAGTCGGACCCGCAGTCGTCGCAGCAGTGCAGAATTACATCGCGCCGCAGCAGGTCGGCGGGTCGCTGATTCCCGAGACAGCGAAGTGCGTCGTCTCGTCGGCGGTGCAGGTCAACGTCAACGTCACTGCGACGATCTTCGTGCAGGCGGCGTACAACACCGCAGCTTTCGCGGCGCAGATCGACGACGCCCTGTTGACTTACTTTCAGGCGCTGGACATCGGCGCGTTCATTTCGACCGATCGCGTCGCACAGGTCATGCTGTCGCCAGCTGGGCTGTCGCCGGGGATTATCGTCGATGCTACGGTGACGTCGCCACTGTTGAACGTGCAGCTAGCCTACAACGAGGTCGCGGCGCTGACGGGGACAAGGACACTGGTTAGCGTATAGGTGTATACAGTGCTGCTGTGCTTACACCGTCTCCCGCAGCAGCATCATCAGAACGTCGCGCTGCGCCACGTAGTCGGCGAACAGCAGCTTGACTGAGCGGCGCTGGTCTTTGACCACTTTCTTTTCCCACTCGACGCGCATGTCATTGCCAAGCATAAGCGACTCCAGCACTTTGAGGTGCTGCGCGTTTGTGTAGGGAAAGCTGTCGCCCAACCGCGAGATCGCCCAAGCGGCGTCTAGCAGCGCGTAAGTCGCCTGCGTAATCTGTAGGTACTGCTCATACTTCGTCATGTCGTCACCTCGTAGTTGAAAGTGCAGCCAGTCTATAGCTGTCTCGTCGCAATGTCAAGCCATACCTTCGCCAAATGGACCAGCCCGGCGCACTACAAGGCCAAGAATACATCGAAACGTTTGAGCAGCTCTGCACAGTCACGTTGCAGAAGCCCTGTTTCGATGGCCCTTACGGTCGCGCCTGGCAGGGCGTCATGGGCCGCGCCTACGATACGCAGATGGATCGGCTGTACTACGCCAAGGAGTGTCAGTGGCCCGACTACACACCGACTGATGCGCTGCAGTATCTGGCTGCGGAACGTGGGCTTGAGCGTACCGTCATTGTCGGCAGCGGCGTCGCCGAAGACGAGACGCTGTATCGCAGTCGTCTCCGCGAAGCCTGGACGATCTGGCTGCTGTCGGGCTCTGTGCAAGGCCACATCAACGAGATGTACTGGTGTGGTATAACCAGCGCGCAGGTGCGACGTCGCGCCGACTTCCCGAACCCGCCGCCGAACCCGAACGCCTGGATACGACTTTTTAGCTATCAAGTCTGGGCACAGTTTGACATCTTTCTGCGGCAGCCCATGGAAGCGACGCCGCTCATCTGGGGCGCGTTTACGTGGGGTGACGTGGCGAATACGTGGGGGCTGAACGGCGTCTCGTCGTCGCAGATCGCGATGCTGCGTCGCATCGTCCGCAACCATAAGTCGGCACATGACACCTGTACGTATTTCTGGTTTATCTTCGGCGGCGGCAGCGTCTGGGGGCTGTGGACGTGGGGCAGCGGGACGTGGGGTCCTGGCGCTACTGTGGTTGCGGTGGTGTGTGGTGAGGACTGGTGGACGCGGTACGGGTTCGCATAATTGTTGAAATAGTAGTTGACGTCGCGTCGTCGTCGTTGTAGAGTCTTCGAAACACCTCGGAGTACTCTATGCTCACAGCGTTGCTTCTCGCTTGGGTCATCGCAGACTGCAGTATCAAGCTCTACTTCTCGCGGCTACGTCGTCTCGACACTATCGAGCACGGGCGACAGTTGCGATCGGGTCTGGTCCACGCACTTACACTTCAGCAGTGCCTCTACTGCAAGCGGCTGCGCGGTCACGACGACGACTGCGGCCTCGATATGTCGTCGCTGCCGCCGCGGTCTGACTGCGGTGGAGATGTACGCTAATGCAGCAGCAACTTTTTACTGCGTGGCGGATGGATCAGCTTGACTACCTGACTTTTATCTGGACTGACTGCACCGTCAGCAGAGCCTTCGGGCCTTTTGCTGAGGGTGACAAAGTACCTGAGATCATTATCGACTTCGGCACTGGCGACATCACTGTCCACACCAACCCACAGCGAGTACCGTGGAGTGGCAAGCTCGTGCTCACCGTCGAGGCCGCATAATGCCCACCCTGCTACTCAGCGACATCGTATCCCAAGTAATACCTCCCCGCGTCGTCGCAGCGCAGAAGGCGCTGATCACTGGCCCCGTCGGCGTCGGCAAGACGACGATCGCGAAGGCACTGGCTGCGCGACGCATGGGTGTTGAGCAGTGGCTGCGGGACGTTGATATCGCCGACGCTTTCCCCTTTGATTTCATGCACATCAACGGCGGTGACGACGGCATTGACAAGATTCGTGAACTCGCAGCCGCGTCGCTGCAGCAGCCGACGGACCCGCGATGTAGTTCCCGCGCCTTCATCATCGACGAAGTGCATGCGCTGCCCGACAAAGCAGTGCAGGCGCTGCTGCTTCCGCTTGAACGTGACGTTGTAAACCTGTGGATCGCCTGCACATCACGTCCCGCTGGCTCCCTCGATGCTGCATTGCGAAGTCGCTTCGCCGTCAAGCTGGCACTGGACGGCGCAGACGTCGCAGCTGTGGGGCGGTCGCTGGGCTGGGCAGATGCTGCAGAGCGGGCGCGGGCGAGCGGTGGCGATCTACGGCTAGCGTTAGCTGGCGAGAGCGGTGACGGTGCCGTTGAGACGCAGGTTATCCGCATAGCTGGTGGTAAGCCGCTGCTGTGCTTCGACAGTCGAGCACTCCTTGCGCAGTCGATTCGCAACCCCGCCGCGCTGCAGGTTCGCATCCTCGACGCACTTGTCGATCACAAAGACGCACACACTGCGATGTGTGTGCAGCTGTCGCAACGCAACGACGTCGCAGCGCATCAACTGCTCGCAGCGGCCCGACGCGCGGGACTATTGCAGGCGTAGTAGCAGAGTAGAGTACAGGAGTACACAGTGTCGCACCAGCAAGAAACCGTCGCCGAGTGGATCGCGAGAGGCAACAGCGTGCGCCGCATCGAGCCGCTTCGCTTAACCTTCGACGACTTCCTTCGGATCATCGACACCATACCGCAAAAAGAAGAAGACCCCTGCGTCCGCGAGGCGTCCGGGCGACTGCGACGTCCTCGTCGCGGCGAGACTGATAAACGACCAGTAGACAATCGTAAGTACACGAGAAGAAAGTGAGACGACACATGGCACGAGTAAAAAGTGAGAAGACCGCTTCGCCGAAGCCACCGAAGAACACCGCCGCCGAAGCCCGCTTCATTTCCGACTTCGCGGCCCGTATGGGTGGCGTGATGCACGCGGACAAGATCAGCAAGGCTCAGCTGGCAGCGGGGCTGGGCTGCAGTGTTGCGAAGGCGTACAAGCTCTGCGCTGAGCCTTGGCGGATGTCTGTGCGTGATCTTGTGGGTATCGCGAAGGTGCTGAAGATGAAGGTTGAGCTTGTGACGGCGTAGCGTAGCGGCGACGAGACAGCGAGACGACAGAGCGACGAAGCAGGGCCGGGCAACCGGCCCTTTCTATTTATGCTGCAGCAGGCAGAAGCAACCCACCACTAGGAGCAGGCGGCGGTGTTCTGCGGTGGCTTCGGCGAAGCGGTCTTCTCGTAGTCGCTGCGCTTTAGCTTCTTCTCACTTTTCGTCATGTCGTCATCTCACTTTCTTACGGTCGTTTTTGTGGTA